CCCGAGAGGAACACACATGAGCGTCAACGTCACCACCGGCCCCGCCACCCTGTCCTGGCCCCACCTGGCCGAGCTGGAGGCCCGCAACGGCAACAGCAAGCCCAAGGTATCCACCGCCGTCATGGTCCCCAAGAGCGACACGGCCACCATCGAGGCGCTGAAGGCCGCCGTCCGCGAGGCCGCCGCCGAGAAATGGGGCACCAAGGTCCCGAAGAGCCTGCGCACCCCGCTCAAGGACGGCGACAACAGCGACTACGAGGAGCAGGCTGGCCACATCACCTTCAACGCCTCCTCGGTCCGCCGAGTCCCTATCGTGGGCACAGACCTCCTCCCGTTCTCCGACGAGAAGATCGCCGAAGAGGTCTACGGCGGCCAGAAGGCCCGCGTAGCGGTTCGCGCCTTCGCCTACGAGGTGGACGGGTCCAAGGGTGTCTCCTTCGGGCTCCAGATGGTCCAGGTCCTCGGTGGCGGCGAGCGCTTCGGCGGCGGGGCCGCCTCGGCAGAGAGCCTGTTCGGCCCCGCCCAGCCGTCCGTCAGCCAGCCGGCCGCTGACGAGGACCTCCTCGCAGGTCTGATGTGAGACCTGAGACTCCCGTTGAGCGGGCGCTGGTCGCAGCGGTCAGCGCCCGCGGGGGTCTAGCGATCAAGCTGGCCCCCACGATGCGGGGTCTCCCCGACCGGCTGATCCTCCTGCCGAACGGGGAGATGCGGTTGGTCGAGCTCAAGGCCCCCGGCGAGACGCCGAGGGAGTCGCAGAAGATGGTCCACCGGCACCTCGAGGCCATGGGCCACCCAGTCACCACAATCGACACGACAGAGGGAGCGAGACGATGGGCCGAGACGCACGTGACTCGGTGAACCACCCCAGCCACTACGCCGAGGGATGGTCCAACGGCGCCGAGGTCATCGACATCACGGAGAACCTGAACTTCAACCGCGGGAACGCGGTCAAGTACATCGCCCGAGCGGGGCGCAAGGACGCAATGAAACTCATCGAGGACCTGAAGAAAGCGAGGTGGTACATCGACAGGGAGCTGAAGAGACTAGGGGATGAGTGAGTGACGAGCCCCTCAGGCCGCAGAACTTGCGGGACCTGAGGGGCTCGTCATATTCTGTAGCTATGCCAACCCTATACCTCGACACCGAGACCTACTCCGACATCGACATCTCGGCCGGCGCGCACCGATACGCCGAGAGTCCCGAAGCCTGCATCACCCTCGCCATGTGGGCGCTCGACGACGAGCCCGTGAAGATCACCGAGGGTCCCACCACCGAGGGTCACGACCCGGCGCTGTGGAAGGAGTTCATCACCCTCATCCGAAACCCCCGGGTCACCAAGGTCGCCCACAACGCCGCCTTCGACCGCATCCAGGTCAGCGCCTACACCCACGGCCGCGCCACCGGCGAGTACCTCGATCCTGCCGAGTGGATCGACACCATGCACTGGGCGTACCTCCTCGGCCTGCCCGGCTCGCTGAAGGGACTCGCCAAGGCGCTGAAGTGTGAGGACAAGGACACGGCCGGGACGCTCCTTATCAACCGCTTCGCCAAGCCGCAGCCGGCCACCAAGACGTTCCGCGGAGGCCGCCGTATGCCGAGCGACGACCCCGAGCGCTGGGCTGAGTTCCGCGCCTACGGCATCCAGGACGTCGAGGTCCTCCGGCAGGTGCACCGAGCGCTGGAGCGCGAGTGGCAGGCTATCGACCTGTCCCCCTCATTGCTGGAACGCGCCGTCGAGCTCACCGCTGAGAAGATCACGGACGCCGGCCTGCCCCTCGACGTCGAGCTGCTGCACGCGCTCCAGCGTTGTGAGGACGACAACGTGAGTCGCCAGGCAGAGGAGCTGAAGCGCATCACCGGCCTCGCCAACCCCAACAGCACGGCGCAGCTTCACACATGGTTCGCGTCGAAGGGGATCAACCTCCCTGATCTGCGCCGCGGGACCGTCGAGCCCTTGGCTGCGGACGAGTCGCTGCCGGCCGAGGTGCGGCGAGTCGCCGAGCTGCGCGTGGCTTCCGCGCGCGTCGCGGGGAAGAAGCTCGCGGCGGCCGAGCTGCGGCGTGGCGCTGGCGACCGAGCCCGTGGGACTCTCCGCTACCTCGGTGCCCACACTGGCCGCTGGAGCGGAAGCGGCTTCCAGCCGCAGAACCTCCCCCGGGAGCAGCTGCCCAAGGGCGAGACCGTTGACGACGTGCTCGACAAGTGCCTGCTCGGCGAGCCAGTGACCCCGGTCGAGGTCGCGGCGTGCGTCCGCTCGGTCATCACCGGCCCCCTGGTTGTCTGTGACTACACCTCCATCGAGGCCATCGTGCTGGCGTGGCTCGCCGGCGAGCAATGGGTGCTCGACGCCTACGAGGCCAAGCGAGACCTCTACGTCGAGACCGCATCGCGCATGAGCTCCGCCGTCGGCCACGAGATGACTCGGCAAGAGGGCAAGACAGCGCTGCTCGGCTGCGGCTACGGAGCAGGGCCGAACGGCCTGCGCGCGTTCGCCGGCAACGGCCCGAGCGACGAGGCGCTTCAGGCCCAGGTGGACGCATGGCGCCGAGCGAACCCCCATATCACGGCGCTGTGGGACCAGCTCGGCCGGGAGTTCCGAACCGGCGGAGAGCGCATCGTGGCCGGGCAGGACTCCTTCGGCCGAGCCTTCCGCCGGATGCTCCTGCCCAGCGGTCGGACCCTGATCTACCGAGGCATCCGTGCGACTCAGGACCGTTGGGGCCGCCCGTCCGTGGCGTTCTGGGACGCGCGCCGCGGCATCGCCGTCGAGACGTTCGGCGGCCGCCTTACGGAGAACCTCGTGCAGGCCGTGGCCCGCGACTGTCTGGCGTCCGCGATGGTGCGGCTGGACCGAGCGGGCTTCGAAATCGTGGCCCACGTCCACGATGAGGTGCTCATCAAGGGCCCGTCGGAGTGGTGGGACTACGCGGCTGGAAGGCCATCCCCCGCCGGCGTCGAGGCGTTCCACAAGGTGCGGGACGTCATGAGCTCCGACCTGCCGTGGGCGCCTGGCCTGCATCTGCGGGCCGCCGGCGGCGTCGTGGACCGCTACCGAAAGCTCACGGACGCCGACGAACTTGACTAGCCGCAGAACATCTGCATACGATTTGCACAACCCAACCAAGGAGGAAACCCATGGCGACACCAGCCATCGTCGTCGAAGACTTTGCCAAGGAGATGGAGGCGGCACTCCGAGCCGTGCTCCCCGACCACGTCAAGGACGTCCGCGTCACACCGAAGAGCGTCTGCGCCTTCCTCGACGAGAAGAGGGGCGGGACTCGCGTCTCAAGGAGCTTCGGCGTGGATAACCGCGGAGACTGGCACCTGCGAGCAATTGAGTGGTCGCCGGAGGGCCGGTCCGTCACGGAGTCGGGTCACATCTACGCCTACCTCCCTACGAGCCGGGAGGGGCTCGTGAGGAAGGCGGCGGACTGGTTCTCGCGGGACTTCGCGGAGGTGGTTTCCCAGTGAAGCGCATGCTCAGCCCGAGCGCCGTAGAGCACGACGAGCGCGCCACCGCAGAAATCTGCGACCACCTGGAAGACCTTGCCTGCCACCGAGGCCAGTACTACCCGCGGGACATGAAGCGGATCGCCGACCCGCTCGGTGCCAAGACCGGAAACCTGTCCGAGCGCCTGGCCCGCCGACCCGAGTGGACCATCGGGGAGGTGCTTGCGCTTGCCGACGCAGGCCTGCTCCCCGGGTCGCTGCGGAGCCGAATCGCTGAAGCGATGGGGAGCTCCGCCAAGGACTGCGGAGCCGAAGCGATCGGCCGCGAGGTGTCCCTCGCCTACAACCGGGCGCGTAACTCCATCATCGTCCGCGACCAGGGGCAGGAGATCGGGGTGGCCCGGTTCCACACCCGACTGTCCGACACAACCACCAAGCTTGTCCGTGGAATCTGCAAGATTGCCGGCAAGCACGACTAACCTCAGAAGACATGCAGTACATCACCGTTTTTCACCAACCAAACTGCCAGTCCTGCCGACTCGCCATGAAGATGCTCGACAAGCTCGGGGCCACTTACGTCAGCCGCCCTCTCGACGACGGTAGCCCCGAGGCTGAGCGGGTACTCAACAACGCCAAGGCACTCGGCATGACCTCAGCGCCCATCATCGAGGTTCGTAACGAGTCAGGCACTCTTGTCCGCACGCTGAGCGGCTACCGCCCGGCGGAGCTGCGGGAGATCGCCGGGGTCGCCCGATGACACGAGTACTAACGCCCCCGGCTTGGGAGAGGTACCCGCTGCGCACGGCCGAGCTGTGCGCCGGCTACGGCGGGCTGAGCCTCTCCATTGGGGACAAGCACCCCACGTGGGTCTCCGAGATTGACCCGCACGCCTCCCGTGTCCTGCAAACCCGATTTCCCTGCTCCCCGAACCTGGGAGACATGACGCGCATCGACTGGACGGCCACCCCTGAGCTGGATGTGCTTATGGGTGGGACGCCCTGCCAGGACCTATCATTGGCCGGCCTCAGAGCCGGTATGTCGCCGGAGACCCGATCCGGGCTCTGGTCACACATGTATCGAGCAGCAGAGGAGCTGAGTCCAAATGTCGTCATCTGGGAGAACGTCGCAGGAGCCCGCACGAGCCGCGGGGGCGGCGGACTGCCTGCCCTCGGAAGAGTGGTCACAGACCTGGCCGGCCTCGGGTACGGCGTGGTGTGGGACTCTGTCCGGGCTTCCGATGTCGGGGCCCCGCACCGCCGGGAGCGAGTCTTCGTCCTGGCCTTCCGGCCTGCTGCTGCCGACACTCTCCGCGTCCTCCTCGACAGGACCGGGGAAGCACGGCTCGGGCGGGCTGAACCTTCAGACCCGGATTCACCTTCTCATGACCCCCGACTCGGCGACTACGGAGCGCGCTTGATGCTGTGGGAGAGCATCACGGGGCACCGCATGCCCGGGCCCGAGGATGACTCGCCGAGAGGCGGCCGGCGACTGTCTGCACGGTTCGGTGAGTGGATGATGGGCTTACCGCCCGGATGGGTTACCGATGTCAGGGCCATCCCGCGCTCTGCCCAGATCAGGATTTTGGGGAACGGCGTGGTGCCTCAGCAGGGGCAACTCGCCATCCACGCATTGGCGCGGCGAGGGCTGGGGGTTGTTCGGTGACCCCGCTTGACGAGGCGATCATCGCCAATGACCTGCTGCCCCGAGAGCAGCAGCGGACCAACCAGGAGATCGCGGACGAGTTCAGTACCTCCGAGGCGTCGGTGCGCCGCCACCGCGCCAAGCTGAAGCGCCGAGGCGCCCCCGACCAGGGGCACGACGCGTTCTTCAACGACGTCCCGGTGGACGCCATCGTGCAGCGCGGGAAGACGATCCGTCTCCCAGACGGCTCCTACGAGAAGATCGCGTGGAAGCCTGGTGCCGTCGAGATGGCTGAGGCCAAGCGCCTGTCCTACGACGACCTGCTGCCGGTGTTCGACCGCGACCCCGAGGTGTGGGAGCGGGACCCGCTCGCGCCGGAGAAGCACGCCGTGCTCTGTCTGGCTGACCTCCAGATCGGCAAGGTCGGCTCCCGTGGCGGGACGGCCGAGACGGTCGCCCGAGTGCGCAGCGCCGTGCGGTCGTTCAAGGCATCGATCCAGGAAGGTGGTCTGTCCACCCTCGTGCTGGCAGACGTCGGGGACGTCACGGAGGGGTTCTGGAACGTCAGCAGCCAGGCCCAGACGAACGACATCGCGCTCACCACACAGATCAGGGTTGCTCAGCGCATCCTCGCCGAGACGGTGGCCGAGCTCGCGCCGTTCTGCGGCCGGCTCGTCTACGTCGCTGTGCCGTCCAACCACTGCCAGGTCCGCACCGGGCTCGGCAAGGGCAAGCAGGCCAACGCCCCGTTCGACGACTTCGGGCTGATGATCTCGGAGAACGTCGAGGATGTCATCGCAGGCCGCCCTGGATTCGAGCACGTCGAGTTCGCTCGGCCGCTGCCCCACGAGGAGTCCGTGACCGTGGACGTCGGAGACACCGCCGTGGGCTTCACGCACGGCCATCTGGCGGGTCGGCAGTCCAAGGTGGGTGACTGGTTCAGGGGCCAGGCGTTTGGCCGCAGGAGTGGCTTAGAACGCGCCCACGTGCTGGTTCACGGTCACTGGCACAACTTCGGCGTGAGTCAGGTAGGCGACGGCCGGTGGGTGATCTCCTGCCCGTCAGCGGATCGTGGGTCGGACTGGTGGACGAACATCTCCGGCGACTCAACAGCGTCCAGCGTCCTGAGCTTCGAGGTGAAGGGCGGCGACGCGCTGGCTTGGCGCCTCTGGTGACGAGCATCACGTAAGCACGGCGGCCACAGAACTTGTGTGGCCGCCGTGCTCGTGCATAAAGTTGAGCCATGGCAAACGACACGCTCCAGATCATGCAGTCGATGGACATGGCCCTCGGTTACGAGGGAGAGCTGGTCCGCGAAAACGGGCACGTGGTCGGCATCAAGCCGAACCCGCTCAGCCGCTCCGTGTTCTACGCCGAGGTGCTGTACAACGACTCCGTCGCCTTCAGCATCCGCACCGACGGAGAGATCGTCGCCCACGGCGTCATCCCCGACCTCACCTACGACGGCTACGACTACTTCGCCGGACTCCTCTTCGACGTGGACTCCGGCCTGTTCAACCGGAGAAAGGACACCAAGCTGTGAACACCAACGACCTCGACCGTGACGTCATGAACCAGGACGCCGACTTCATCCTCGGCACCAGCCTCGCCGGCTGGATCGCGGGCCTCGCGCTCTGCGTCTCCATCCTGCTGCTGGCTGCCGCCCCCACCGCGATCACTCAGGTGTTCGCCCTCGGTACCCTGATCTCCACCCTCATCCTGAGCGCCTGGCTCGCCCGCCGGCTCAAGAACAACCGCTGACCCAACCCCGAAAGGTACAGACCAATGATCCTCCTCGCCCTCATCTTCCTCGCCATCACCGCCTTCGTCATCGCCGCCGTCGCTGGCGTCATCCTCAACATGGTCCGCGCCGCCCGAGGCAAGGCCCGCCCCCTGCCCAAGCGCGCCTACTGGGACCCCAGCCACCCCCGCTACCGCGAGGCCCACACCGTCTACCTCTCCACTGAGCCCCCGGCCCAGGGCTGACACCCCAGGACGCTGAAGAGCCCGCTGCACCGTGATGGTGCAGCGGGCTCTTCGTCTCACATGTGCTTCTTGATCTCGGTCGGGGGCTCCGGCGGGGTGTCATCCGTCCGAGCTCGAGCCCACCGAAGCAGGCGCCCCGCGTAGTCGATGGCGATCCACTTCACCGCGTGGGCACCGCGCTCCGACTCCACGGCCTCATCACGGCGGGCCTCCGCGACGGCGACCGACTTCTCCAGCGCCTCAACCCGGTCGGCCAGGTGCTGCACCGTGATGTCGAGGACCTGCACCTTGCTGGCCTCTCGCTGCGAGCGGCGGGAGAGCGAGGCACCCCCCATGGCGGCCGCAGCC